TATTTTTGTCGGGTCTCTTTTTAGTTCAAAAATCAGAGACGAATATATGACATTCCGTTAGCTAACGTCCATTTTCGCCGCTTAGGCGACGCTTAATATCACGAAAGCGCCGGAGTTGCTCTTGTTTAGAGAGTGCCGGCGCTTTCGCTTTATTTGTGCGCCCATCCCACGGTAGTGGTAGAAGTTGCTTGGGCGTTACCTTCTTAGAGAGGTGTGGCTGTACAATGATGGTTGCCATGATACGTGCGCGTTCCCATTGGTCACGCATAGCGTAGTCATTGGCCTCGTTCCATTTTGAGAATATTGCAGCGATTTCATCAGGCGTACAAGCATCAAAATCATCAATGCTCATGCCCACTTGTCCGACTGCAACACCTAACAGTTCGTTAACTGTCAGCTTTTTTTTTCAGAGCTTTCAGCATCCTGCTGACCGTCAGTGATGGATTGAGACCACTGTTGCATGGTTTCAACGGTGATGCGGTCAGCGAACTCCTCATCAGAGTAGGGGAACTCCACTTTTTCGACCGCACACGCCGACACCGTGCAGTAGTACATATAATCAACCATCTTGCTTACCTCTGTTACGTTAACGTCTGAGATTTCCTGCCCGGTTGCCTTGCGGAAACGGCGCATTGCTCCCATCGTTTGGTAGCAGGGATAGTCTTTACCGTCGAGTGTAACCTTCTTCATAACTATTCAGCTGCGGCTACATAGTCAGACAAGTCTTCAGGTGCGAATACATCGGGTTTGCCATCGTTTTCGAGGCTGATGCTGTAAGTTGCATCATCTTCAGCCGGAGAAGTCTCTTCGAGAGAAGCGATGATAAACGAACCCTTGAGGTATGGGTCTTTACCTTCGCGCTCGATAGCTTCCACCACGATAGATTCGCCCTTCTTCCATGCAGCGAGAAGAGTAGCGAAGCCGTTTTCAACTTTATCGTCAGTGCGGAGACCTTCCGCGCTGATGGAGATTGACAGACCGGATACGCCTTTGTTTTTCCACTTGCCACTGCCTTTTTCAACTGTGCCGACAGGCTTGAAGGAGCGGTCTTTAGTCTCGGTGTTGTATGTGGTTGTGTGAGTGGACGAGTGTGCCAAGTAGTCACCGGCTACCTTAATCAACAAGTCCGAACCATTAATAAATGCCATAATTAATTGATTTTAAGTCTAAATTTAAGATTTTGGATAAACGCATCATCTTGCCAGTCTTCGCCATCAGAGCCGATGAACGCGCAGCTACGCATTTTCAAGTCTTCGCCATCGTAGCGCGACTCGTTGAGCATTCTGCGCACCGCCTCTGCCAGTTCTACGCTCTGCTGATAGGTTTCCGCAAGGCAATCAATACTGATTGTCGTTGTGTCACTGTCTTTGGACTTAGTTATATCCGCAACCGTCTCGCTGCGGCGATAGACGATGTAAGGCAGCGTAGCCTCATCAGCTACAATCGGGAAGATGCGCGTGGTAATAGCCGTTACATCTTCATCAGCTAACAACAGTGCGCGGATAACTTCGCCGGCATGGAATGATGTCTTAGAGATAGCCATATTTTCGTGCTATTTTATCAACTTTTTGTGCGTATGTTTCCTCGATACGAGCTTTCACTTTCGGGACTTCGCTGCGCTCGGTTTGTGCGATGAAACCTTTTGCGGCGATAATACCCGTGTAACCTCCTTTGCGTTTCAGCAAGCGGTCAACCCTGCGGCGAGCCTTGCGGTAGCGTGGGGCTGTGCCTTGGTCAAACCAGTAGAGTACAGGTTTCAGTTTGCCGAATCGGTTGCGGTACATTCCGCGGCTTGTTCCCGGTCGAGCATTGGCGGCAACGACAAATCCTGATAGGCTCTTGCGCACTTTGGCGCGGATGCCTTTCTCAAGCTGTCGTGTAACTCGTAGCGGTTGGCCGTCAGTCTTGCGAAGATTAGCCACTGCTACGCGTCTTACCTTACGAGCCTCAGTCGCCAGTGTTTGCCTTATGGCACTGCGCATCTGCCGCTTGGAGAACTGCGCGGTAAGTTTGCGCAATTGTGCTGCCGCTTCTTCCGGTGTCATGGGTTGAGGCGAGCGCAACGCAGCGTTTGGAAACCGCGCTGCTTGTTTAAGATGATGCTCTCTATCGTGAAGGTATAGCCGCTGTCGTAGTCTTTCACGCGCCAATTCTCTTTGAGCTTGTGTGCGATACGGACACGGAAAGTAGCCGTATAATCGGGGAAGTGTTCGCCGACTTCTTCGCTTCGGCGACCGTCCAATTGCACGCGCTCGGCATGGATTGTGCCGACTTCGCGATACGAGGACTGTGCCGAACCGAAGCGGTCAGAACCATTCACCAATTCGAAGACATCCAACTTTGTTCTCAGTCGTCCCGCCTTCATAGCTTGGTATATGGTTTGAGCAGCAACTTGAATGAAGCCGGCACTACGAACATTGACGAACCGGCGACCGCTTCGCGCTGGTTGTACCAGTGAGCCGCCAATTGCATTACAGCCACTTTAAGCTCGACCGGGACACCTGAATAAGCCTCTTCAACTTCTTCGAGTGTGCGGTGGATTTCGTGGAATACGGCATTCTCCGCAGCTTCCGCATAGGTCGTCAACAGAGTGTCGTCATCCTCAAAATCATCAGCCATTACGTGCTGCTTCAGCAGTGCTAAATCTACAATCATCGTTGCGTTGGGTTAACAATTCAACAAAGACTAATCTTCTGCGGTTACGTCTGCATCTGCTACATGAGCGAGAACAAACGCTTCTTTGCGCAAGGTCTTAGTGCCGTAGTTGGCTTCAAGAATGAAGTCAACAGCGCCCTTACGAGAGAGGGTATATGGGTCAACGGTGAAGCGGATGTCACCGAAGAGAGCCATGGGCTGCCACTTCCAGTCACCGAGACCAACGTAGCCGTCGCCGATGTAGTGGGTGGTGAATACGGGGAGACCTGCGATGTGGTCGTTCTCGCAAACCATGATGCCGCTACCTGCATCCTTCGGGGTGGCTTCGAGAATAGCCTTGGTGGCTTTAGACATTACGTATGCCATATTCTCGCCGTCAACACCGGTTGCGTAGATGCCGGCTTTAAGAAGATTGAACGCCTTGAATGAAGCGTCAATTTCTTTAGCTTCGAGGTTAACAAACGGACCAACAAGGTTAGTAGCCTTGTTGACTTTTTCGCGGCTGAATGTCACCTTATTGAGGATGGCAACCAAAGCCTTCGGCATTACTGTGCGAATGATGGTTTCGATGATACCTTCAGTTTGCATGATGGTCTGATAGGTAACAGGGATAGCCAAGCCTACGCGGTCGTAAGATGCTTTAAGCGCTGACATCTCAATCTTGGTGTCGCTGAGTGCAACACCTTCATCTGCGATTTGAGCTTCAACAGCTTCGTAGATGGGCCATACATATTCGCCGGCAAGACCGGTGAGGAACGGCAAACCTACTTGGTGGAGGATAAGACCTTCCTCAAGCGGAGCGAGGATGTCCTGAACCTTTAACGGAACGATTTTGCCGGCTTCAACATCGTTGACCATGATGAGGTCACGGTGAAGCACAATGCTCGTTGCCACCTTGCTTTCAACGTTTTCGCGGATGATGGTCTCAGCCTCACGCATACGAGTTTCGTGATTGCGCTCAACGAGGTCTTGAGCTGAGTAAGCAGCCATGCGGGCAGACAAGTTCTGACGCTCACGGATGAGCGCTTGGAACTCTTTGTCTTCCTCGGCATTGCGTACACGACCCTCCTTCTCGCAGAGGTCTGTAATCTCATTCATGCGAGCGGTGATTTCTTGGTCGCGTTTGAAGAGATCTTTTAATTTTTTCTTGTTCATTTTTCCCTATAGTTAGAAATTAGTAAATACTTATTTTGCAGCGGCACGTGCGGCAGCTATTTGCGCACGAACGGCAGCCTCGTCAACTTGTTGCTGACGTTGTAGAGTAGCGAACCGCTCGCGAGTGTCGCACTCGGTCGAGGGGTAAGCCGGGTTCGGTGTCAATGTGAAATCGTGTATGGACTTAATGCGGTTAACGGTGTATGTGGTGTGTATCTTGCCGTCACGAGTCTCGCTGTGGCAGCTGACATAATCCTCATCCCAGTAGCGGGTGCGGAATGCGAAGCTACAGCCATCAATAACGCGGAGACCAACCAACTCAACAGCTTTGTCTCCATCGGCTGTGTTAGGTGCATCAAATTCAAACTTCACGCCATGGTCATCGACAACATAGCGCAATGTGCCTTCGCCATTCTTAGAGCGAGCCAAAAGCAATTGGCGGTCATGGAACATCGTCATGATGATGTCGTTCTGGTCGAGCAGTTCCTTGGGTATAGCACCCGGGGCAATGACTTCATCGACAACTTCGCGCTCATCCTCGTAGAGTGGGGCGCTTGGTTCATTGAAGACTATGGCATAACCGGTGATGGTGCGGGCTTTGCCTTCCTCACCGGCCTTTTGCCTTAGTTCTAATCCACTAACAAAACGTTCTCGCTGTTCGAGAGTATTTTTATCTTTTCCCATATCCAAACTAATTTTAATCTATTCTTCCGGCTGGCCTTCTGCCGGCTCTTCCTTGGGTGGCTGCTGTTGTGCCGGCTGGCTCGTAAGCTCTTCGATGCTCTTGAGGTTAGCCGATACGAGCAATGTGTCACCGCCTTCGACTTCAGGCTTATTCTCTCGGCGGCGTTCCTCGTTAACCGTAGACAGACCCGCTCCGATTTTCTGTGACTGATACCTGATTTTGCTTTCGAGGTCGCAAGCATAGAGTTGGCTGCGGTCAAACTCGAACCGGTACTTGGTCCATATATTGTTGCTGATAAGCTTGCGGCAGAACTCCGCCTCAATCTTGCGAAGCAATGGGTGCAACGTATTGCTCAAGAATGCGACATTAGCCATCTCAGCCGACTTGTAGTTGTTGCTGGTGTCATCATAGACAAACGAAGGATGCACACCGAAGAAGCGGCAGATGTCGCGCACGGCGAACTTGCGTTGCTCCAAGAACTGCATATCAGCCGAGTTCATTGAGAACTGCTGGAACTTCAAATCACCGTCAATGATAGCAATGCGGTGTCCGTTGTTCATGCGCTCCTCTATTTCGTCAACGTGCTTCTTGACTTCCTCGGTGTCGTATCTGCCGAGTGTTGGAGTGGTCGAAGCATCACTGATATAACCGCTGACACGTCCGCCGTTAGAGAATCGGTCAAGCGTTTCGCGGTCGCCCGTGGCTGCGATGCCGAGAGAACGAGCGGCAACAGACAGCACACTTTCGCCGGTGAAGCCGTTGAATGTGTAGTTCTTCAGGTGAATAATATCATCCTCATTGTATGTGCCGCTGACGCCGTTATATTGGTCGTTAATTGTGTATGTGCATGATGAAATATCGAAGCTGCAACAGTTCGGAGCTATTAAAATTAATTCCCTATATCCCGGATTAGCCAAATCTATTATTGGGAGTATATAAGCGTTACCTTGAAGTAAGATTTGTGCGATGGCGGAACTCCAGAAGTCGAAAGCACTCATCCCGGGGTTCGGCTGCACTTGAAGCAGATAGTTTAATCGATCCTCAGCTGGCACATAGACACCGTTGCGGAGTCTCTGATACGTGAACGGCAGACCTGCCACCATATCGCTAATAAGCTTTACGCAGCGATAGACCGCTGCCACCGCCATAGCTTGGTTTGGAGTGCGCACTACTTCACTTGTCTCAGGAACGATGACAGAATGCACGTATGGGCGACCCGTCCGCGGGCCACCCACCGTTGTCTCTGTAGAGTCACCCGAAAAAAGTGACCTGATTAAATCCTTAACAATCATTCTAAAACAAAACTTTCTATGAAAAGCATTCATAGACCCGACAACGGCGCGTATATGGTACCATATAAGGTGTAATTTAGTTATTTTTAACTATTCATATCGAGGAATAGCCTCAGTGCCATGAGCATAGTGATAACGCCATCTATCTTCATGTTCTCGCCGCGCTTCATCGGCTTGGCATTTTCGTTGTTGTCAACATCAAGCACGGCGTTGCCGAAGCAATAGAAGTTGATGGGGTTGTTGTTGATGAAGATGTGACCGGTCTTAACGCCATGTTCGAAGCTCTCCACAGGCGCGGTGAAGTTGCCGTTTGTCTGTCGCACAGGCATGACATTACCATTAGCACCGGCAGAGCGCAGCATATTAACGCACTCCTGCGATTTGTATGGGTCATAGCCAATGAGCTTGATGCGCACGTAGTCCTTTTTGCTGAAGATATACTCAGTGATTACGCGATAGTCTATCACATCACCCGGTGTGAGTATCAGGTAGCCCTTCTCAGCCCAGATGCGGTACATTCGCTCGTTGGGGTGTCCCGGCAACGCACCTTCAGGGAAGAAGTACGCCGTATGGAAGTACATCTCACGCGTCCGCTCGTAGTACATGGCGAAGCTCACAGCCGAGAAGTCACCGCTAACCGAGAGGTCAATGGCAGCCGTAGCCAACGGCGAACCCGGAAGCGTTTCAATCTCGAATGGTTTGGCGATATTACGCGCAAGTTCTGCGCTGATCCACGACCGCCGCTCGTTTTCCGCGAAGATATTGAGCAGCTTGGTGCGGAATACCATACGATTCTCGGCAGACAGTTGAGCCTCGCCCCATGCTTGCTCATAGTAGTCAGCTTGCACAGTCACGCCCATGTGCGGCTGCACCTTTACCCACGTATTCGGGTCATCCTCCTTATCGTCAACGTCAGGCATGAACAGCGCACCGAACACGCGGTCATTCTCCAGTTCTCCGCGTAGGACGCGCTTGATACCGTCAAGCTCCTGAGCAAACGGTCCGTCAATCACCTCCGAAGCCGTGGTAATAGTGACAACCAAAGGCTCACGGCGAGCGCCCATTGAAGATGTAAGTGTATTCTTGAGGTCTGCACCGTTGCGAGTGGCTGTATTGCGAGCTTGAGAGTATTCATCCATGATGACAAGCGATGCGTTCAGACCATCTTGAGTGCGAGCATTAGAAGTCAGGCAGCTGATGCTACTATCGCGCCCGATGTCCTTGAACGTAATCACCTCGCGATTGACCTTGAAGTGCTTGCCACGACCATCCAAGTCAAGCATAATATTGCGTATCTCATCGAAACAGATTTTTGCCTGCTTATAGCTGTTAGCGCCGACATAAGCCTGAGCGTTATTATCGCCGAACAGCATATCATACACAGCCAAGGCCGCCGCCGATGTTGTCTTTGAGAACTTACGTGGCACGAATATACAAGCCGTGCGGGTTAGCCTACGTCCTTGTGAGTCGTAGAACCCGAACATATTAGCGAACTGGAAGCATTGCACCGGTGTCAATTTGTAACGGCGGCGTCCTGATGTGCCGCTGAACTTCAGAGCCTCATAGAAGCGAAAAAAGTTTTTGACTCGCCCCGGTTTCCACTCATAGTTATCGAGCAGCATGAAAAACCGTTTGACGGCGAGCAGCTCATAGAGGTTATGCGCATCGGTGTTGTCGATGACCTGAGAGATATAGGCAAGAAGGCGCGTATCGGTGCTGTCGAGTATTGCGCGGTGGGCGCTCCACCATTCGCCGCGGTGAGCCGCTATGTACTCAACAACATCATGCTTACACTCTCGCTCTCTGTCCTTCTCCTCATCAGTCATTGTTAGAGAATTGGTTCATGAAATCGGCAAGACCATCGTTAGTGTCCTTGCGGTCTTTGGCATCGTTGTTCATGCCGAGCGCACGGAGAGCGCGTTGGCTCTGTTGCGCATAGTCCAGATACAACTTATCTTGTGGGTTAACGGTCGCACGTGCATCGCCTTCGCGTGATGTCTGTACGAGTATCGACTTGTGCGATGTGCTAAGCACTTCCTCGGCGAGCATATCCTTCTTAACGAGCAGCTGCGCTGTTATCTTAACCTGCATTGATAGCTCCTCGCTGTACTTATTCTGTGCCTTGAGCTGCTTGATAAGATAGCGCTTCTTGTTGTCAACCAGTCGCGCTACCTCCTTAGCATCGACATTGAGCATCTCCGCAACATCGAACTCGTCGGGAATTTTGACAGGTTCGGGTTCGGGCTGCTGTTTCTTGGTCTCTTGGTTGCGCTCAGTGTAACCGCGGTTCTTGAGCTTGGTCTTACAGTAGAAGATTGTGGCGGATGTATCCCCGGCTTCAATCAGGTCGAGCAATCGCGACTCAACAAGGTCGCCCTGCTCATCCATTACAAGGTCAGCCTCTTCGACAAATTCATCATCTTCCTTGCGCCAACGATAGTACGTACTGCGGTTGATGCCTACCTGAAGGCAAGCATCTCGCACAATGCCTCTTTTTTCGCGCAAGGCATCGATAAACTCCAACTTCTTCCCGGTTATCATCCAGTCCCTTTTTTATAGTGTCGCATTTGTCGCATTTTTTTGACACTTTTTAAGAAATAAGCCAAAAAGGAGAAGATTGTGGTCATGTATATATTTTAACTTCCCCCATGGCCCAAAAAGTCGCTCGTGCGAAAACAAAGGAGGGGGGTGAGGTTTCGAGTGGGGTGGGGGTCTTTAAAAAAACACCCCGGGGTGCTTCACTCGAAAAATTTTTTCGCACGAGCTACTTCCTTTTTAGTACGTTCAATTGCGTTGGCCTTGGTACCACGTCCAAGCTCCATGTGTGTCTTGATGTGGCAGTCATGGCATAGCGCTCGAAGGTTGGACGGATTAAACATCAGCTCTTCCTTCGAGCGCAAGCCAACTACAGACTCAACGGGTGTGATATGATGCACCTCGCAAGCAGGCACATACTTGTTATCCTCAAGACAGCGCTGACAGAATGGGTGCGCATTAAGTGTGTTCATTCTTAGGCGCTTCCACCTGACGCTGTTAATCATCTTGATATAGTCCTTATCTTTAGCCATATCATTTGATGGTACGTCGTGGGTGTCTTACAGGCACAGTGCCATCGGGCTGTCGTTCATGATCGCCGAAGTCGCGGAACATTCTTGCGATGACTTCGATGTCATCAGCATCCTTGCCTTGTGCTAACTGTCGAGCCTTGATGCGTTTGATATACATCAGCAGAAGGCGCATCGCACCAAGCGACAGCTGAGCCATATTCCTCAGCCTTGCCATCTTCATTACTTGACGCAGTTCTTCGTACTCTTCAGGCGAGACACTGGCATTGATACGCTTACGACGTGACATAATTGCTTTTAAGGTTGATTAATTAATCCGTTATCTTTTCCCTCTTGAAGAGACAAAGAGTCGCAACTGTTTCGGAGCATTGGCTTCACGTTCGGCTGCCTTACGCTGCATAATGGCATTGACTCTCTCTATCTCTTTATCAATCTCAGCCTCGAACTTCTTAGCTTGATTGAGTGCAGTGATGTTGCGAGTGGCAAACCAATCTTTTTGATAGCTGCGCATCGCAACGACCTTGACATAGAACTCCTCATGTGTCATGTGCAAATGTTTAGTTAGCACAAAGATACTAAACATTTGCCAACAAAGAAAGCGCGACCGATTATTTTCAATCAGTCGCGCCAAACTGATGTCGCTGCATTACGTTGACAGACGAAGATGTTACTCTTTATTGCAGTTCATCAGCTAAATCTTGAAGTTCAAGAGCGATTGTGTACAGTGCATTGCTCAGCGTCTTGCGCTCACTTTCCGTGAACTCGCAAGGCTTACCGTTCTTCATGTTGCCGTTGAGCTTTTGACTGAACCAGCTGCCGGATTTGCCAAAGAACCTTTCGGCAATATACGAGCCATTCACAACGCGTAACAAATCTTCTCTCTCCATAAACTTAATCTTGGAGAGAACAGCATCAGATGTTCTTGTTCTGCATTCTGTTTCCATATATTTCGTTTTTTTTAAGGCTCTCCCATTAGAGAGAGCCTTTATTGTTAGTCATTCAGTAATTGATTGAGCTGGTTTCTTATTTCAACTTTCAACCATCTTCTTAAACCTTTGTCCTTGATTAGGCGGAGGTTGTTGAGCATTTCAACAAGGTTTTGAACCTCTCTTTTAAATTCTTCGTCTGTCATATTGAAGTCTTTAGAGTTATGTGCCTTATGGCATTACAAAGGTAGTAAATATTTCGTTACTAACCAAATTTTCATTCAATTATTTTTCAAAATTAAAGATAATTAGCCTATGTATCCGTTTTCGAAATACATTGTATCATCAGCTCCCGCATCGTCTATACGCCCACAGTCAAGGCAAGGAGTCGGGAAATTATAATCACCGCATTCGTCTGAGTTGATATAATCCTCGTCAAGGTAAGCGCATAGCCTATCTTGTTTTGCAATAAGCACACATCCTAATTGACGTAGCTTTCTTAGCCGTGTCGAAATTTCTTTGGCTAACTTTTTCTGTTCTTGGGTAAATTGCCCGGTATCTTCATATTTCATAATCGTTCATTTCAGCTTGACCCATTTAAGCCATGGGTTAAGCTGTTCTGTTATTAATTTCGACTTATTCACGAGCTTCTCAATAAGCCCTATTACTGCATCATAGGCAGTGTTGCCTTTAGCTTGATACATCTGAGGCTGACTATCTAAGATGCTCGTCATACAGACCCATGTATCTTTACCGTCACTCGTCAAAGACACGTTGCCAATTACGCTAAACAGTGCCGGTAATGACCAAGCCGGGTAACAATTCTCATACTTGTTGTAGCCCTGCAATACACTTTTGGTAGCACCGACAGTTCTTGAGTAGTGCATATCTGCCGTGTTCTCCGGCACACCTAACTCTTGCAATTTCAGGCTCTGTTCAAGTGTTGTCGCTAACTGTATTTTTTCGCTCATACCACGCTCCAGATAAATTTGACCACAAAGATTGTCATACATGCCAAAGTTATCACCACGCATACAATCGTGGGAATGTACAAAGCGTTAGCTACGGCATGCACCCATTCATCGTACATCGCTCGTGTTGTACGTTTGTCAGCGTGTGGATACTTCCGTAACCATGCGCGTTTCTTCATCTCTACCACAACGCTTGCGGATACGAACATAATAAGCCATAGTCCGACCACTGCGCCAAGGATTAGCAATAAGGTATTCATTTTGTCTTACAATTGTCTGTAACTGTTTGTGTTATCAAATGCCAGTACGTCAAACATTTCGAACAAGCGGTCGCGAATGCGCTCGCCGTACTTCTTGCTGACGCCATCAGGTGTTAAATTCGTTGTCGCAAACGTAGGCAGCTGGTCGGCATACCTCCGTTCCAACAAGTCTATAATCGGGTTGTGAACGTTGCCATAGCTGACAACTTCACGCGGTTCCTCGCCGATGTCGTCAATGGCGAGCATCGGTAAATAGCAGGTCTGCCTGAACTTATCCTCATTCGACCCCGCCAAACGCGCAAGGTCTTTAGCTGACTGTATAACCAATCCCGGCTGACTATCGGGTAGATAATCTGCATGTTTGAGCCATACAATCAGCTCACGTATCGCATTGATACACGTGGTTTTGCCGTTACCGCATGAGCCGCACATCAGTAGCCCGAACTTCGAGCCAACAGTCAGCGCATCGGCAAGTCGCTGCAACACCATCGTCGTAAATTCGTCCTCAACGAACTCACGGTTGCGATATATCACTTCTGCCCGATAGAACGCCCTGAGCATGCTGTAAGCCTGCACAGAAGTCATCGGCAGCCTAAAACGAAGAATGGTAGTTTTTTTCGCCAGCGATTGGCGGGTCAGTGCCTCTTCGTTGAACACTAACGCCGGGTCTATTCGTTTCATATTCAGGTTGTTTAAGGGGAATACTAAGTTTTTTCAGCCATGACAAAAAGTGATTTTTGGCATCGCGCAAGTCCGTATGGCGTATCTCTCGCGCCCGGCAGTTTACCCCAAAATCTTCAAGCAGCTCATTTAGCCGCGGCGCATTTATGCCGTTTTGGGTGCAAACCGTCTCGCACCATTCGCTGTCTTGACGGAGTAAGGCAATTTCATCCCCTGAAATTTCTTTCAAAGACTTTTCTTTTGCCGTCGCCGCCGCCGTTCTTTTATCTACGACAGTAGATTTTCTTATTTTATTTCCTTTTATTTGTGGCATTAATTCTTGTTTAATCGGGGTTTTCTTTTGCAAAACCCCTGTTTTGCAACGATAACTTTTGCAAAACTCCAAATCTTCGAAAATATACGGTAAATCTTCGCTTGGAGTTCGCCACTTAGTCGCTTCAAAATATCGCTTCTGAATTCCTCTCGAGGTTAGTACGATCGACGACTCAAACAGGCCTCTATCAAAGAAGTCCCATAGAAGCAATCTCGACACAATTTTGTCCAGCAATTCAGCATTGACACCCGGAAGTTCGTGGAGCATTTTCATTTTAGCCAACTCATCCCACTTATAGAAATATCCGTTACGGTATATCGCACAGAGCAGGTGAATTATAACTATCTCCCCCTTGAGACCGAACTCTCCGGCGATAGCAACCACCTTCTCATCTTGGAAGAAGTCACAATCGAAAGAGAAGTAATCAAGTCCCTGTTTCTTCGGACGCGCCATATTTTATTAGTTTTAATGATGAATTTATATTTCCGTGATGCGGATGTTGTGTACTTCCAGCATCAGCTTACGCTTGAGTATATAGTCCCTCGTCCTATAGCCTTTCGTATCTTCGACTATAAACCGACCATGTGAGTCCTTATATACAAAGTCAGCTACGTAGTAGACAGCTCTCTCTATGAGCTTGCCGTTCTCATCGCGTTGAGCCGGCACCAGCAGATAACGCACCTGCTTGCGCAGCTCGCTAATCTCGCCTTGGCGTTGCTTCAGTTCAAGCTCCAGCGCACGGCGATACTCCTTCTTGGAGTCATAACCGCCGACCTTCTTATTGCCGTACTTCGGTTTGGTCAGGCTGCGCGATGAATTGGCTGTCTTCCACAGCGGAGGTAAAAACTTCTGTTTCATCTTCTCCTTTTGAATATTTCGCTGAATGTTCTTTGTATTGCCTTACGCTTGGTCTCAAGTGTCGGATGACAATATAAGTCAAGTGTAGTAGCCACCTTTGAATGTCCGAGTATGGAGCTGACCGTCTTAACGTCCTCTCCTTCGCCAATCAGGCAGGTGGCAAATGAATGTCGTAGCCCATGAAATTTGATGCACCTATCAATGCCGGCATCACGCACCATGCGGTAATAGCGGCTGCGCATCTTTCGAGGCTCGCAGGGTTCGGCTTCGCCTGAGCATACAAAGTAATCACCCGGGTAGACTTCTTTGTTTGCCTTAACGAGCTGCACAAGTTCGGGTACTAACGGAATGATCCTTGCACCCGATGCTGTCTTAGGCGTGGTCATATTCACCGAAGTATG